AACCAGGTACGTTACCGATCCAGGGCGGCGCGGTCCGTAAAGATACCGCACCCGTTAACGACGGAGCCGGCGGGACACGTAGTTTTAATATTGCGAACCAGATCCCAGGCATGGTTATCGAAGAGCTGCAGACAGGCGAAGAGCCGGTAGGCTTCGAAAATAAAAGTACGGACGATAAGTTCGGCACATTCGAAGAGGCTATTATCCAGGCCGTCGCGTGGGCTAATGAGATCCCACCCGAAATATTACGCCTCGCATTTTCAAATAATTACAGCGCGTCGCAGGCGGCTATTAACGAATTTAAAATTTATCTTAATCGAGTCTGGTCCGACTGGGGCGAAACGTTCTGTAGGCCGATATATATCGAATGGTTAATTAGCGAAACGTTACTCCAAAAAATTACCGCGCCCGGTTTATTACAAGCCTGGCGAGACCCTTCGCAGTATGACGTATTCGGCGCCTGGGTGTGTGTGGATTGGTACGGATCGATTAAGCCGTCGACCGATATGTTAAAACAGGCGAAGGGTAGTAAATTACTCGTCGATAATGCCTGGTCTACGAATGCACGCGAAGCACGTATTACGACCGGGACTAAATTCTCGAAAAATATAAAACGTTTAACGCGAGAAAATCAACAGAAGGCGGACGCGGCTCGACCACTATTAGAACTCGAAAAAGAGTTCGGAACGCCAGCAACGGCTAACGCTATTAGCGCCCTGGACGATGCGACCGACGCGATATTATCCGTCGTCGAAAATGTAGAAAGTAACTAATGTCGATCGTTAATTATTTTAATCGTCTAACTCAGGAAGTTATTTTTAAATTATCGTGTACGGGTGATACGTTAGACGTCGCATTAAAAGACGGAAACGGTAATCCGTTAAATTCTTATTATAATGCCGCGACCGATACGTACGCGTTAGATATACACGACGCCGACGTCCACAGTAGAGCGGTCAATCGACAATTACACCAGCATACAGCATTGTCGACCACGATCGCGACAGCAAGCGCCCCGAATGATTACCAGTTAATTGTAGCTAATACAGCGGGTTTTATTATCGGTAATTCTCTACACATAAATACAGGTAGCGTCGAAACTACACACCCGCAAATTACGAATATTATACCAGGTGCCCCGGGCACGCTAATACTGGATAGACGACTAGACGTCGCACATAATGTAGGTGATACGGTTACTAATGCTATCGTAGACTTAGCGTCGCAGATTGGAACGTTAGCCGCACCCCAGGAGTACTGGGCGGGACCAGAACCCGGCGAAATATGGCATATCAGTAATTTAACTCTTGCTATGGGTCATAGTTCGGCTGGTGATTTTGGATTATTCGGCAATCAGCCAAAATTACCTAACGGCGTCCAGCTTCGCGCCCGAAATAATGGACAATACGGTACACTAACTAACTGGAAAACCAACGGCGAAATTAACGTCGATACCGGCGAAGTCGATTTCCATTTAAGGTCAGGCGGACAAGGTACTTACGGAACCTCGGCGAATGGTGCTTTTAAAACTAGAACCGGTGCCATATTAAGATTAAACGGAGATAACGAAGATCGGTTCGAAGTATATGTCCAGGATGATTTAACAGGCTTAGCTTTTTGGAATATGAAAGTACAGGGACACGTAGAAGGTTAACGGTTAATAGATTGACAGCTAGATAACGTAGTGTCTAACATACGGTAAAACAGGAGCATTTAATTATGTGGTGGTTACTAGAACCTAGTGTCCGACAAGCAATAGAGCAAGCGCACGCCGCGGGCCTTATTCCGACCGTCGAACAACAAATCGAATTCGAAGCGAGTCGTACAGACGCAACCGCCGAAGGTGGTCCGCGTATTTTAACCCTGGCAGGTAACAGCGCCGAAATAGCGGTTAAAGGTACCCTTACGAAATCCCCCGATTTTATGGCGATGTACTTCGGCGGCGGTAATACAACGTATACCGAAATCGTTAGCGCGATCGCTGCAGCCGAACAGGACGACAACGTTACCGATATTACTCTCGCGATCGACAGCCCCGGCGGATCGTTCGACGGGTTATTCGATGCACTCGCGGCGATCCAGTCCGCTAAAAAGCCAGTTAACGCCGTTATTAATGGCATGGGAGCGAGCGCAGCTTATGCAATCGCTAGCCAGGCCGATACGATCGCCGCGTCGAGCATTGCGTCTCGTATCGGTAGTATCGGCGTCGCGGCTTCGTTCTACACTTCTAAAAACGAAGTAACAATTACCAGCACGGACGCACCTAAAAAGCGCCCGGACGTAAGTACGCCAGCCGGTAAGGAAATGGTAGTCGAAGAGCTGGACGCACTACACGAAATTTTCGTCGAAGCGATCGCAAAAGGGCGAAACGTTTCGATAGACACTATTAACGGCGGGTTCGGTCAAGGTGCTACACTATTGGCCGACGATGCGTTAAAACGAGGTATGATCGACAGCGTCGCGAAAACGACATTTAAAACTGTGGATACTACTAACTTAAAAACCGTCGCTAGCGACGGGGATAATCCAGAGGTGGAACTAATGAACCTTTCAGAACTGAAAGCCACACACCCCGACGTACACGCCGCGGCGGTAAAAGTGGGCATAGACCAGGAGCGCGACCGAATGGGCGCGCATTTACAAATGGGCGAAAGCTCCGGCGATATGAAAACGGCTATAGCCGCATGTAAGGACGGTTCAGTAATGACCCAAACTTTACAAGCTACTTATATGACCGCTGGCATGAATCGCGCGGATACTTCAAACCGTCAAGACGACGACGCTAGCGCGGACGCTGGCGACGGTGCTACAGCAGAAGACGACGACCAGGCTACACAAGCAGACCAGGTCGCGGACGCTGTAGAAGCTCGTCTCGGCATTAACCAGGCGGAGGCGTAAGTCATGGCGAACGTTACAATAACTAACAATGATATCGGAAGTGTTATTCTCGAAGAGGGTAAATTCCGCGACGACGCGCTTACTTTTGCGGGCGCTGGTACGGTAATCGCTGGTACTATTTTGGCTCGTGACTCTGTCTCGCTAAAATTAGTCCCTTACGTTATCGGCGGCGTTACTAACGAAAACGGTATCCCTAAAGCGATCCTTACGTACGATGTAACTGCAGCCGGCGCGGGCGACGAACAAGTCCGCGATATGGTTTCGGGTTCGGTACGTGGCGAACGCCTGGTAGTTGACGCAGACGGAGACGCTAGCAACATTACAGCGGCTATTCTGGATCAACTTCGCGATTATTCTCTTGTTACTATCGACGTACAAGAGCTTAATATTTTAGACAACCAATAAAGGAGCGCTTACCATGAGTGGTACAACTACAACGCGCATGATACGCGCATATAACCAAATGGCACAGCCTACGCTGTTCCTGTCTGGTTTATTTCAATCTCCGCCTGAAAACTTCCATAGTTCGGAAGAAGTCGAGATCGATATTATTCGTAGCGACGAAGATATCGCGATCGTGGTCCAGGACCTTAGTACAGGTTATCGTATGAACTCCGACGATCTCTCTACGAATAAGGCGTTTAAGCCGCCTATTTTTAAAGAGTCTATCGGTATTAATTCGTTCGATCTTATCAAGCGTATGCCTGGTATGAACCCGTTCGAATCGCCCGACTTTCGAGCTAATATAATTAGCCGTATGTTTAGTGGTATGACGAAAATCGAACGTAAGATCCGTCGATCTATCGAAGTACAAGCGAGCCAGGTATTACAAACAGGTATCGTTACACTGACAGACGCCGCGGGTACCGCACTGTATACGTTAAGTTATAGCCCTAAAGCTACGCACTTCCCGACTGTAGGTACTACCTGGGGTCTAGCGGGTGCCGATCCAGCGGGCGATATTAGCGCACTGGCGGAAATTATTCGTAACGATGGTCTAGCCGATCCCGATCAGCTTATTTTCGGTGTAGACGCGTTCGAGAAATTTATCCAGGACGATAACATACAGAAACATTTCGACGCGCGTCGTATTGATATGGGTACTATCGCACCTATGCAAATGGCGGGTAACGGCGGACAGTTCCGCGGTGTAGTCGAAATCGGTAATTATCGTTATGACGTGTGGACTTATGGCGGTCGCTACAAAGACCCACAGACAGGCGTTAAAACTCCGTTTATTGCAGTCGATAAAGTTATCGTACGCGCTAGTTCGGGTCGTCTGGACGCTACGTTCGGCGCTATCCCTAATATCGGTAATCTTATGGGCGGTCAAGCGACTAACCTATTACCGGAATTACCTAGCCGTATTAGTAACGCCGGCGGTGGTATGGATCTGCATACGAACGCCTGGTTATCGAATGACGGCGAACAACTGTTCGGCGGTGTCGGTGCCCGTCCGTTAATGATACCTACGGCTATCGATACTTTCGGCTGTTTAGATACAGTTATCTAAGTTAGATATGAAGTAGCAACCATAAAAAAGCCGTCGATAATGGCGGCTTTTTTTTAACGTTAACCTAATTAAATAGGGTGTATACCATGGCTAGTAATAAAAAGTTAATAACACAAATTACCGCGATCGCTAAAGATAAAGGCGTCGCAGTTCCCGAAACAGAAGGTAAAAGTAATGCCGACTTAGCGGACATACTTAAGGGTTTACGTTTACCCGTACCGTCTACGAATAACAACGAAGGCGACGCTAACNNGACGCTAACAACGAAGGCGACGACGAAGCCGATCCAATGGCTGGCGCTCAGAATGCCGCCGACGTCAAAGCGGAAACGCAAGCGAAAAAAGAAAACGTCGAAGTTAAACGACCACCTTTTTACATTGCTGAAAATAAATCGATCACAAGTAAAAAAGGTACGTTAAACGAAGGCGACGAAGTCAAGGCCGAATACCTGGGCGGCGGTAAACAATCGTTAGACGCTCATATTAAAGCCGGCAACGTGTTAAAAGGCTAAATTGTGGGATTAAGAGACGACGCCGAAGCGGATCTCGGGGCTATCTTAGAGGATAGTACCCGCGGTTTCGGCTGGCCTATTACCCTAACCGATCCGGCGGGTAATACGGCACCTCTTACGGGTTTCTCGAATGATATCAGTCAATTAATAGACCCTGATACCGGGCAAGCCGTAAGCGGACGACTCGCGTCCATAGCGTTACGTATATCGTCGATAACAGCTACTACCCTGGTCGGACTTCCTCGTAATATAGCGAGTAAAACTAGTAAGCCCTGGTTAGTACAATTTAACGATATTAATTTAAATGCGTTTACTTTCAAGGTATCCGAATCGGACCCCGATAGGGCGATCGGTGCTTTAGTATGTTTATTAGAATTATACGAGGGGCCTTAAATGGCATTACCTTTAATAGATAAACAAGATAATTTCGAAATAATTCGCGACCAGATCGCGGGTATACTAGCGCTCGAAACAATCGCCCAGCAAGCGCTAGCAACTGCAGCCGCTAAAGATCCGGACGACTGGAAACTCCGTATATTTGCGGAGCGTTCTAACCCCTGGGAAGAGTTACTTAACGAACAGGACGACCGTAGTCCGATCGTTAACGTATGGTATGATAGCTCCGCATTCGACCAGGGCGCGAGTAACATATCGGAACGACAGAAAGCCGACGGTACATTTAATATCGATTGTTACGGTTACGGTATGGCGTCGGACGACGGCGGTACCGGTCATAACCCAGGCGATAAAGCCGCCGCCCTGGAAGTACATCGCGCTTTACGCCTGGTACGTAATATTTTAATGGCGAGCGAGAACACATATTTACAGTTACGCGGTTTAGTATGGCGACGGTGGCCCCAGGCTATTACAAGTTTCCAGCCTCAAATAGACGGACGCACAATACAACAAATAGTAGGCGCCCGTATCGCTTTTAATGTATCATTTAGTGAATTCTCGCCACAATATCAACATGAAACACTCGATTATGTGGCTATAGATGTTAAACGGGCCGAAGACGGGGAAATCCTCGTCGAAGCTGATTACGACTACACGTTACCATAGGAGTAACTTATTATGACATTGTCGAGCGCAGTCGATCCCTCCGCGGTAGCGAGAGTCGTCGGTATAGAAACAAAATTCCAAAATTTACGAGCGGGTAATATTTTATTTTTACCCCAGCGAGTAGCACTGGTCGGCCAGGGTAATAGTGTGTCGGTTTATTCAACCGATAAGGCCCAGGTAACGAGCGCGTTAGAAGTCGCCCAAACTTACGGTTTTGGCTCACCTTTACACCTTGCGGCGTTACAACTATTACCCGCGTCTGGTGACGGTGTAGGCGCGATCCCGGTTACAGTTTACCCAATGGACGACGACGTCGGCGGCGTAGCTTCGGCTGGTGACATCACGCCGACAGTAGCACCGACAGAGACGGCTAGTTATGTCGTTCGAGTTAATAACATCGATTCGGAAACCTTTACTATTCCAGCGACAGGCGCGACCGTGGCTTCGGTGGTAACTCAAATTACTAACGCGATTAACGCTACGTTAGAAATGCCTATTATCGCGACGGATAGCACTACGACCGTAGATACCGCGTCGAAGTGGGAAGGTACAAGCGCTAACGATATCTTTATCGAGGTTATCGGCTCGACTACGTCGGGTAATTCGTTCGCAATTACTCAGCATGTAGGCGGCGCGGCTAATCCAGATGTTAGCGCATCATTAGCCCAGGTCGGTAATGTATGGGAAACCATGTTTTTAAATTGTTTAGATATCGCGGATACGGCTACGCTCGATTTATATAGCGCATTCGGCGAGGGTCGCTGGGGTGCGTTAGTTCGTAAACCTTGTATCGTATTTACAGGCAATACAGCGACAGCAGTAGCAGCCGCGACAGCAGTATCGGACGCACGCGGTAGCGATCGCGTAAACTCTCAATTAGTCGCGCCTGGTTCGAACGATTTACCGTTCGTAGTAGCCGCTCGACAATTAGCGCGGATCGTTAAAGTCGCAGCAAGTAACCCACCACAGGATTACGGTAGCCAGGACGCCACAGGCTTAACGCCAGGTGACGACGGCGACCAGTGGAATTATGCGGAACGAGATCAAGCGGTTAAAGCTGGTAGCTCGACGATAGAAGTAAAAGACGGCGTTATAAATGTCGCCGATACCGTTACTTTCTATCACCCTAGCGGCGACCCGACACCGGCTTACAGATATGTCGTCGATGTGATTAAAGTTATGAATATCTTATTTAATTTAGATATCATTTTCGCTAATCCAGAATGGGACGGCGCGCCATTAATCCCGGACGACCAGCCTACGAGCAACCGTTCGGCTAAAAAGCCTAAATCGGCGGTCGCGGCTGTTTCGTCTATGCTTGATAGCCTGGGCCTTAACGCAATTATCAGCGATCCAGAAACCGCTAAAGCTAATACCTTCGCGGAAATCGACGCCGGTAATCCGAAACGATTAAACGTAACGACCACAGTACAGTTAAGCGGTAATACGAATATTATTTCCGTGGATCTAAACTTCGGTTTCTTTTTTGGCACGCCGACGGTAGTCGCGTAAACTTTAATTTATAGGAGTATTCGACATGCCAGCAATAGGCGGAAGTATTGAAAGCATTACGCTAGACGGTCGCGAATTCACGGTCGCCGCTGATGCGGAAGCACAACGTAAATTAGGCGGTTTCGAGAACGAGTGGCAAATGAACGGTAACGGTACCGCTCGTTTAATTAAAACTCGTACAGCCTGGTCCCTGGACGGTGTAGTTATCGAAGTAGATGATAGCCGTAGCGACCAGGAATTTATAAAGGAATTAACGGACCGTAACGCCGAATTCCCGATCGCGATAACATACGCGTCGGGAATTACGTACCAGGGTACCGGTCAAGTTATCGGCGAGAATGCCGCGAGTAGTCAGTCGGCTACCCAGGCGGTCTCGT